AGAAATCGCCAGGTGTAAAGGTGTCAATTAAGTTAGCAACGAAGCGACCTGGTGAATATTGTGCAGCATTGACTGCAGATATTGCATCATCTAGCAAATCTCGATCTGCTTGAATCTTTTTAGTGTCAGCACCTGGTAGATTGGTAATAGTTCGGTCTGAAATTTGCAACCAGTATTGCTCTTCTGGTGTTGCAGTAGCCATAAGTTTAGCTACTTCTTCGCTGGTTTTAGCCATACGAATCTTTTTGGCTATATTTACAAGATTTGTGCCGTATTTTTTCTGGGCTTGCTCTAAGCGTCGCTCATTAAATACCTTTTGCCCATCTCTTTCAGAGCGATCCCAAGCATCAGCAAGGTCTCTACCTTCTTCGATAGCAATAATTCCGGTACGAGCAACGCGAGTTGAGAAGTCAGAGGCTGCTTGTAGAAAGTCAAATACCTTACCACCTGTATAATGCCAAGCAGTACCAAACCAACCACGTTGAGGTTTCTCCTCAGGAGGCTGATTCCCAAACTTATTAACCAAATCCTGTTGTTCTTTAGGAGTTAACTTAGTGTTATAGACTTGGTTTGCAGTTGTAGTAGGTAAATTTGAAAGAGCCTTGTGGGTTTCAAGCGATTTATTAAAACGCTCTATGCTTTTCTTTTGCTCGTCCGACAACCCAGCAGCACTTGCTAGTGCATTTAGGTCAGCCATTAATCACCTCGCGCTAATGCTTCTTGGTACAATACGGTTATCTCTCCGGTTGTATCGTATGGAAGCATCTGTGCTAAAGCATCTGACAATCGTCCCTGTTGACGCATTTGGTTAATGCCAAGTACTTCTGGTCCAGGACCTTCACCTAGCGCAATACCTGCAGTGATTGGTTCATCTGGACGTTCTGTTGGTGCATAAAGTGAAGTGATTCTAGCTGCCTCACGTACCTGTGATGCTGGGATACCGCGTACATCTGGAGTTTGAGCGAGCGGAGCACCTGACTTAATAGCCTGCGTCTCAACACCTTCGCCGTATGCAATAGAACCTAAATTCATATCTGTTCTCTTAGAGAATTTACCAGGACCTGATTCTCCTGCCAATGGACCTCTAGCCATTGTTATCCTCCTGAATCTTCTCTAAATCTTGTGTAAAGTTATTCCAAACTTTATTTATTTTATTCTTGCGGTTTGCGTTATATACCGCTAATTCTAAAAGTTCTTCTGATAGTGCGTGAAATGCTGATATTAAATTATGAAAGAATGCACTGATTACAACTAAAATATCAGAGGAGTGGACCGAGCGTGGAACATCGTCATCTTCGTTATACACACTCGGTCCTATTCTCTTAAATATTTAAGCCTTCTTGCCCTTACGTCCAGCAGGGGCATATCCAAACCTTACTTCTCCGCTTTTAGGCTTTGAAGTGTCTTTCTTGCCTTCTGTTGGCTTCTGCATTGAAGCAGCAGCACGTCCACCTTTTTTCATTTAGCACCTCCTTTGGCTATGCTCAACCTGCAATTTGCGCGAGCAAACTTGCTATATCGGGACGAGGACCAGCAGTAGAGGCCGCACCAGTCGTCGTTTCTGGAGTTGGCTGCGAGGCAGGGGCTGGGGCCATACCTACTGCTGGAACCTGTGCGCCCATCATTTCTTCTGGGACCTCTGGAGCCTGTGGCTCAGGAAATACTTCTTGAATAACATTTTCTAACGCTTTGCCTTTTTGCCTACCTTTGATAACTTCCGCAATTCTGGTAACGATTTGAGAAGGATCTTGGCCTTGTGCCGCAAGCGCGGGGATAGCTTGAGCATACTGAGCGACAGCAACACGAAGAGAATCACGCATCTCTTCAATGTCCACACGTTGTTCTTCTTGGGTGACATTTAACTCCATTGGGATTTCTCGTCGTACATAATCTCTTGAAACTAACTTATCGCTTCTCATCTGTAACAAAGCAATGATTGCGCGGTTAGGGTCCATACCAGACATAATTCCGTATCGCACATCTATCCCATATTCACCGGCGATAGCCTTTGATGGGATGTATTTCATTGAAAATGGTGTGCCGTCTTCAGAGCCGCGAATCTCTTTAGTCATACTGCCAAATATTTTTTCGTCTATCTCAAAGCACATTGAGACCATATCAGTAATAGTTTTGGCAAATTGTGCTTGAGCGGAGCGGATCTGCGTATCAAAGCCTGCCTGCAGTGCTTGAACTCCACGACCTGTTACAACAGATGCGTCAATATTACCGCTTCTTACCTCTGGATATCTTGAACCCAAGCGTAGTTCTCGTTCTAGTACACCGCTTTCTGCAAATACTCCAGAAGGAAGTTCTAGCGGCACTCGACGAATCGCTTGGGGATTAGCAGAACGCATAATCGAGTCAGGGCCAAGGGCAAGTTCTTGAACATCCTGCGGAATAGCAATCGGTGCCTGAATAGATTTCTCCGCTGCTTGAATCTGCAACACCGCAAATCTAGCACGAGCTAACTGTACCGCTAGAACATCATCAAATTGACCGCGTGCTTCACCGTCCAAGGATGAGCGCATTGCAACCGAGGCTAAACATCTGCCGATAACATTAGGCAGTTTAGATAATACTAAGTTATTACGATCTGGTACATAGATTAAGTCTTGGTCTTTATCGTGATAACGAACCATTGAAATATAAGAAGAGCCACCAGCGTAGTTTTTATTTACTAAAATTTGATTGTAGAACTCTGGATATTGCATTGCTAGAGTCTCTGTATCAGTATTTACTATTTGAGTAATAGAAATACAACGACCAAAGCGATCCATTTCTGGATAGACGCCAAACGGATTTAACATACGAATTCTTGGATTATTGGTCTCGTAATCCATCTCTACCATCGCTGGTAACATTCCGTAGGTATTGAACCAATCTGCTCCGGAGTACATCTGAATTTGTAAATCTGAGGAAGCTACATAGTAGTTAGCAATGCGGGTTCTAATATCAGCGGCCTTACGAGCAGCGTCTGAGACCATATTGGTAGCAGAGCATTCAAAGGATGGGAGAGGTGCCATCGCTTCTGCGAGGTCACGAGCAGCTACATCTATGAAGTTTGCAACTAGAGGCTTTGGGTACTCCTCAGAGAACATCGCAGGATAGACCTTGCTGATATCTCCTTGACGCACAGATAGCACATCACGCATACGCTGATTGCGTTTGGCGTACTTAGTCTGTAGCCTAGTTACTTTAGCAACTACCTCTTTGACTGTAAGCATTTATTCCTTACTTCTTTTTAGTTCTCAATTTGATAATAGGTTTGCCCTTGCTTGGACCAGTCTTGATGTCGCTATCGCCAGGATATTTCTTATTCTTAGAAGGGACTTTCTTCTTCTTAGATAAATAATCGTCAAGTGTTGGTTTCTTGTTTGGCATTACTTGCCTTTCTTGGCTACGCGCTTTGCAATACCTGCTGCGCGAGAAGCGCTACGGGTGCGGTCTGTAAGGGCTTGAGAAATAAAACCTTCACGTTTCTTTGAAGCCTTTGTATAATTTTTTTGTTTTAGAAAATCTTCTTTTTTTCCTTTTGTTGTTAGATAACTATCAGATGCTGCTATTTTTCCTTCTCTTTTTTGTGAAGCCTTTGTTATTTCTTTTCTTTTAGCCAATGCTTCTTTAGCAATTCTTACTTTGTTCTTTGTATTATACGCAGCAGTCTCTGCCTTGGTTATCTTCTTACCAAAGGATGAACCTTTAGGCTTTGCTTTCTTCATAATATCTCCCTAGATGAATTGACGTTGTTGTTCTTGTAGTAGTTCGTCTATGTTTACTACCATACGCTTGCCTCGTTCATAGCGAGACAAAAATGGATTCTTTAGATGGTGTGTAGTATGTATTCCTTGGTTGAGCCACTCACGTGCTTTGATTTCACAGAACCAGAGCGCCATCACCATATCGGTCTTACCCTTGGTGGTAGGCGACCAAGTGATTAGCTGTTCTATCAAAGCCTTGATGTTCTCGGTCTGATCTGATGGCAGATGAATTATGTTATCTCTGTGGTGCTTA